AGAACGCGGTGAATACTAATGTCCTCGCTGGCAGATCTTCGCGGTAGAGCAAGAATCAGGGCTGATGCGGTAGGGAATAACTTCTTTACCGATGCCGAGATTAACACATATATCAACACAGCACTTGGTGAGCTGCATGATATTCTTGTGCTTGCTTTCGAGGATTACTATGTCAGCTCAAAGGAGTTCACTACTGTAAGCGGTCAGTCTAACTACCCGTTTGCAGATATGACAGCGCCCCTTGAGAACTTCTACAAGTGCCTTGGCCTTGATGTCATTGACTCTGGGGAGACTCTTCGCGTAAGGCGTTTCTCCTTCCAAGACAGAAACAGATTCTCATCGAACATACTCACGAAGGGGAGGGGGGAATACTCCGACTTTCTCTATCAGGTAAGGGACGGCTCTATTGAGCTTATCCCTGAGCCTAATGGAGAGTCTTCGATGAAGCTGTGGTACATTCCTTCATATACAGTTTTAACTGGCGATGCGTCGGTGGTTGACTCCAGTATCATGTCCAACTGGGAGGAGTATGCTGTCATCGCTGCCGTAGTTAAGATGAAAGAGAAGGAAGAGCTTTCTACTACGGCTATCGAAAGAGAGCTTGAGGGCCTTAGGGACAGAATAGAGTCAGCAGCAGAGAATAGAGATGCTGGCGAGAACTATGGAATAACGGACGAGTTATCGGGTGCTGAAATTGGAATCCTTGGCAGGTAGCAGTGAAAAACTATGCGGCAAGATATGGACTCGGAAGACAGCTAGACGAGGTCCAGAAGTCTATGGAAGAAGTCTTAGGGCCAATAACGTCTTCCAGTATCATTGATGGAGTCCTTCTCTCCGTAGACCTGGTATCAGGAACGGCAAAAGAAATCCCTCACAGACTAGGAAGAGCCTACAAGGGCCTGATGGTAGTGAAGAAGACGGGATTCTCTGGCTCTATAACAGAAAACACACCGTCAGATTCATCTATATATATCAATTTAACTGCTTCAGCTAATGCATCCATTAGCGTGTGGGTGTTCTAGTGGCTCTACGAAAGCAAAAAGTAAGCGTCTTGTTCTCCAAAGGGGCGCAAACCAAGGTAGACCACAAGGCATTACCGATAGATGACCTTGTCGTTCTGGAGAACGGGGAGTTCAATAAGATAGGAAGAATCGACAAGCGCACCGGATTCAGCAAGGTTACCGAATCATCCTCTGCTCTGGTCACATACAAGGACGACCTGCTATCGCGAAACGTCAGAACAACCTCTAGCGACAACAGCAAGCAAACAGAGGTCTACTCCAAATCAAACACGGCAATGCGAGGAACCAAGGGGTGGTCCGAAGGACTCAACTACATCTCTTACCCTGTCTCGAAGGGGTCCAGCTACCACCAGAAAGATCCTCAGGTATCTATCAGTCAGGATGGCAAGTACGCTCTGGTTACGTTTGTAGCTGTAGACCACAAGAGTAGTTTCTCGATGAGTACCTCGGCTCACTACAGTAGGACGTTCAATGGTCAGGTTACGAAGCGTTGTACCGTAATCGATAGACAGACGAACACGATATTGAAGTCTGACATTAAAATAGGGATCGGAGATAGCGTTGGCGGGACGCGTATGCGCTCCCTGTGGGTTGATGATAAGTTCTTCATCTTTGGCGAGGACTACGCCTGGCCTCAGGGGAATACGGGGACGGCATCTGATCTGCGGCTGTGGATCATTGACCCCACTGAAGAGGATATACGCCTCAGGGACCTTGCGGGGTCCACCTCTCAGGCCGGGACTTCGGTGATCGGCTCCTCCAGTTACCCCCTTGAGGCAGAGAATGTAGGGAGTGGCTCATCAGCGTTTCCATGGAATCAAGTAGGCGCCAGCTTTGATGTATGTCACTCATCCCAATGGGGCAGAGTAAACCTCATGGCAACGCGAGTATCTGGCTCGACCTACTACATGAGTTACTATCAGTACGATTACTCGACTGGAATAGCGTCCGTAAAGTGGAGTGACATGATAACGGCTCACGGAGTCGCTGTTGGAGATCTGCCAGTATATTACACTATATATAAATCACTGGGTGATGGTCAGGTATATTTCGCCTATCAGGACGCTACAAAGTTCTATGTGCGAAGGTCCACCGATGGAGGGTCGTCTGGAACCGTAGTTGTAGATGAGACAATAACGGCCAACTCAAATACCAGATGCTCATTCGTAGAGACCTCTGCCTCGTCTCTCTGGGACGGAGTGGACCTGTATACATCATACAGCAACACGTCAGCAGGTACGGCTGACTACAATCTCGGAATCCACAAGTACCCCTACATCCATAGTGCCACTAGCGGAGTAACCCCCATCAAGATGAGTCATGGGTCATTGGCGTTTGCCATGTCCCACAAGAACTCCCTCGCTAGTCAGGAGGGCCCGGTTACTGTGGCTGGATATACCGCAGACCCTATACCCGGGACGTTCGACGGGACCGATGAAAGTACGTCCGAGGACTTCCTTGACACGATTAGGCTATGGACTTCTGACCCGGCAATTAGCGTGAACGTGGATGGGACGTCCTACTCGGGGAAGGGCTATCTCCATGAGCGGGATTATCTAAAGTACGGCTCACTGGAGACATCTCACCTGACAGATGCCTTAAAGGTGGCTGCTCCGGGATTCCTTTCAGGGACGGTGACTGTCGAGGGTCAGGCTGTAGCAGTCCCTGTGGCGACTAACTACAACGCATTTGACTCAGGCCTAGTGGTTAACTCTTTAATCTATGTATATGATTTCAGACCAGAGAACTACGCAACGAAGCCAAAGGCGTCCACCGCCATCCTTCAGGACACCTTGTATGTCGCTGACAACGGGTTGTTTAGTTACGACGGAGCTGAGTTCAACCTGCATGGCCTAACATCAAGACCATGGCTGGGAAGGAGTACGGCGAGCTACCCACACGTCAACGGATACAAAGAGCTTGACACAACGGGAACCCCTGCCCCTGTCTATCTGTATAAGGGTGTTTTTGAGTGGGAGGATGCTCTAGGCAATCTGCATCAGTCTGAACCCTCCGGTCATATAAGCCTAACCAGCCCGGACGGGGACGCCCTCACCTACCACCCATCGAATGACCTTATCTCTAAATACAAGACACCGGATATTCACTACGACAGTCCTTCTGAGATATATAGGGATGTGCGGTTTGCCCTGTACAGAACAGAGGGTAACGGAGCGACATACAACCTAAATAGAGTCGTTCGTAACTTCAATCGGCTATACTCCATGAAGGGGATTATCGATGGTAAGGCTGATGAGGTAAACGCACTTGGCAGGTTCCTCTACACCGACACTGGTGAGTTGCCGAACACGCCTCCGCCATCCCCAGCCATCTATGTGACGGCTCACAAGAACAGACTCTTCATTATCGGGAAGGACAGAAGGGTCTACTTCTCTAAGCTGGCCATACCCGGCTATGGATTGGCGTTCAGTCCTGCGCTCGAGATAAAATTACCGGACCCTGCGTCAGACAGTCCAGTAGCCCTTGGCTCCATGGATGGCTCTCTGGTTGTATTCACAGAGAAGTCCATATATCACATTACGGGTGATGGGCCGGATAACCTTGGTTCAAACGGATTCTATGAGCCAAAGAAGATCCCGTCTGTATCTGGGGCTAGTTACTGCACCCCTGTTAGGCTTATAGATCAGGGGCTTCTCTTTACGAACAAGGGCGGTATCTTCATCCTTGATAGAGATGGGAAGGTTTCAGAGATAGGCTCACCAGCCGATGATATGACCAAGGGCAAGAAGATCTTGGACATCGTTGTGGACGAAGAGAAGAAGATTGTATATTTCCAGACAAGCAGCGAGACAGAGGCTGAGCTGATTACATACAACTACTTATTCGGCCAATGGGGAAAGCATGAACTGGGGGGCGAGACATCCATTGACAGCATTGCGAGATACGGTGACGGAGTTGCTATCTCTTGTGGTGATAGTCTTTATTTTAGCTCAGCTGGGTATAAAGATAATAATGTATATATACCATTAAAACTGAGAACCTCTTGGATTAAGCTGGATACATATAAGGGTGTTCATAAGTTCTCATCCCTTCAGGGATACCAGAGAGTATATAACTTTCAGATTCTGGGCGAGTCCAAGGATGCACACAGGTTGGTGGTGAATGTGTATTATGATTACGACAACGAAACCATTGTGGATACATATACATATCCAACAACCAGCACATCTTCGCAAAAGCTCCAGTTAAAGGGGCATCTATCCAAGCAGAGGTGCAACGCTGTGCAGTTCGAGATATACGATTCGGAAACAGGGGTGACCCCAGCCACGGGGGAAGGGTTCACCATTAGTCACATTGAGCTTGAGATTGGTCAGAAATTAGACCAATACAAGGATGGGTTGATGAAGATCCCTGGCTCGCAGAACTTCGGAGTAACTTAAAATGCCACCAAACATACCAACGACACCAGAAGAGTTTGAGAGATCCGAAACAGATCCCAGAAGATACCCGGGCCTTGCCAATGATATGCGGGCATCGAACGCAGAAGCGTCAGGACAGCAGCGAGCAGAACTGGCAACCAACCCTGCGAACTACCAAAACAGGAACGCCTACGAATCAGAGATGGCTCGGACATGGGCCGAGGATAGGCAGCGAAGAGACGATGCCAACACCGCTCAAGAGAACCAGTACGTTGCCAATCCGTTCATGTCGAACAGGGCGCCGGGTTACGAGGAGCAGGCAGGACGACTCGCCGGGATGGAGGCGACCCTGATAAACCCAGAGGCGATGGAGGTCGCCAGACAGGGTGCGCTAGGGAACAGGCCGAGTCAGGCAGAGGAG